GTCATTCATCATCTCTCATCATTGGTTATTCATCATGCCCTGTACGGCATCCATGTCTATCCCAGCTTCGCCTGCCATCTGCATAGCTTGTTCTGGGTTCTGCATCGCAGCTTGAGCTAATTGCTCTCCTTGCGCTTGTACTTCTGCTGCTTCATTTTCCTCTTGCTCGGTATCTTGGTATAAGCTCTGGAAGTCTACTGGTACTTGAGAAGGAATTGTAGCTCCTTCAGTACCCATAGCCTTAACAGCAATCTCAGCCCATTTACGATTAGATTCATCTTCCGCAGATAGTAATTGACGTTTATTATCAATCTTTTTGTTATCGACCTCAGCCTTAATTAAACCAATATTAGCCTGACTAGTTTTAATAGCCATCTCTTGATTCTGCAACTCAAGCTGTTTAGCTTGCTCTGCTGTCTGATTATCACTCTCTTGTTTCTGTTGAATCTGCTGTTGACCAGCTTCATCTTCAGGGTCTACTAAGAACCTTGTAGGATCCATTCCCATATTCTCAAGTATGTCTGAGGCTAGGTTGAATGAAGCCATAGGGTTAATGTAGGCTGCCGCAGTCGGGTCCTGTGCCATCATCGGCAACATTTCGGCTAGCTGGTTAAGCTTAACTCCCACATTCTGATTAGAACTTTCACCTAAGTTGGCCTGAACTTCTAGGTCCATATTTGAAGGCATCAACTGCAGTTCTTCAGCTGTGACAGAAGCGTAACTAGCTCCCATTTTGTATCTTAGAGGATTCTTTAAATTACTCTTCATCTCTCTAAGAACTCCGCGACAGAGGTCTTTAATCCCGCTTTCTACAAAGCGTCTAGCAACGTGCTCGATACGAACTTGAGCAGCATTTTGAGCACCAGCCATCTTGCCTTCAGAATTACCTGATACGTATAAAGTATCATTTAATCCCATAGCAGTCTTGGTTAGACCAGTGGATTGTTCTTTTTGCAAACCTAAGAAGTCTAACATTCCAGCGGTTCCTGGAGAGATAGGTTCAGGTTGCAATTGCATTGTAGCTGCAGCTGGATTACCGTTTGTAGCGATAATCTGCTTAGGCATAGGGTTCTGTAATGCAGCAAAGTCTACTACATTTGGATCTGCCAACGTTCTTCCATAGTTACCGAAGTATACGTTCTCTACAAATCCTCTTAAGATAGCAGTAGTCGCTTGCGTCTGACTACGTGCCATATCTAATAGAGATAGTCCGTAAAACTCATGAGGTATCTCGATAGGGTTCAACATAGCTAAAGGGATGTATGAAACATCATCTTCTTCTAGAATAGTATCACCAGCTTTAATGACATGCTTTAACTCAGCAATACCATCACCATCTCTATCTGTTCTAATCCAACATTCAACTACAGTTACTTCAATGTTAGCTTCTTCTTCTTCAGAGTCAGAGTTAACATCCCAGTTAGATAAACCTGCAGCATCTTTTCTAGCAAAGTTACCAAGATCAAAATCATCACGAGCACTCTCTTCACCTAAATCAGCAAGGTCACCCTTAAACTCAGGCCAGTTTCTTCTGATATCTGAACGAGTCATATCAGTAATTAAACCAACAAACTTAGCGTCAGAAATAGAAGTAGCTGCTCTATCAATAATAAAAGATTCAGGAGCTACATTTCTTAACTTAACACCAGACTTATCAATCTTACGTCTAAGTCTAACGTCAGTGTAAGTAATTAGACCTTCTTCTGGAATACTAGCTTCTTCGTTTACGAATAGTGTACCTACAATTTCTAAGTCAGGATCAGCTAATAATTGGTCTAGAGATACTTCATCAATAGAATCATATTCCTCTACTTCATAATCATACTGCTCTTCCCAACCCCAAGTGATAGCACTATTACCTAGTACTACTGCACTCTTAATCCATGTTGATAGTTTACTCCAACCATCAGGGTTAGAGTTAAACAAACAATAATTCACAACAGATGACGCAGTTTGAGCTCTTTTAACAGCACCAATACTATCGTCATAAGGAGTAAACATAGCTAATTTATTATTATCAAGCAATAGCTTAACAATTAAAGCGGTGTACCCCTCAGCTATCTCTGCTGAGTCAGATGAAACAATCTTAGAAACACCTTGAGGAGCTAAATCACCCCTAGGTTCCATACTCATTTCATAAATAGAATTCTCTCTACGTTTAGAAACGTCAGAAGAACCCGTGTAACCCCCATCGGAGTTCCTTATATATCTGTCAATAGAGTGTACCAATTGGTCATCATCTACCTTTTCAATTTTTTGCTTGCTCATTCGCTCTCTCTTAAATTAAAGGAACCCTCATGGTTCCTACAACCAATTAGTAGAAGGGGCGGAAGACTGTTGATTTGTCTCGCTCCAACTAAACCGATTTAATGTTAGTCTATCGCCATCAGTTCGATAGGCTTCACAACAAATAGCTAAAGCCATAACTGTATCGTCATGCTTACCTACTGCTGCTCCCATCTTCGTACCACCTGATAGCGTTGCGTGTACTACATAATCCTTCAACTCATTTAAAATAGTTAAAGAAGGTATCTTAATATCAAAGTCCTTAATCATATTCTGTAAATTAGAAATAATAGGTGCTTTCGTACTTACTGTAGTCTTAAAACCTAGAGTATTAATAATGTCTAACTGTGCATTAGCTGTCTTCTTCTGTCTGTAGATATTAGGATAACTCATATAATGCAACTGTTGTAATGTAGCAATACCTATAGAGTTACTCTCACAAGATAAGAGACAGTTATTATACCATCTCCCCAAATAAAATAATACTTGACCAAACCTACTAGGGTCTATTCTATTATTCCTGTAAAGGGCTACTACTTCTCTATCACTATTCATTACTACTGCTGTACTATAGTCACCACCTACACCTTGTGCTACGTCAGCTCCAATAATATACTTAGACTCCATATTAGGAGACTTCCATACACTAAGAGAACCTTCCTTATTAAGGTCAAAAATAGCATTTTCTTCTGAATACTCTCTAATACTTTCAGGATCTTCAGGTACATACTTACTTAATGTCTCTGAATCAAATACTCCTCTACCACTCTGAATGAAACTCTCTTGAGCAGTAAAAGGATATTCCTGTTTGAATAACATAGTAGATGTTTCTGATATCTTAATCCTTCTCCAGAATAACTGGTTATTGTCAATACCATACTTCTCTACTAATCTCTCTTCCTCTAAGTCTCTTTCGAAACCCTCAGGAGCTTCCATCTGATATTCATCTTGTAAATACCAAGGAACAAATAACGGTCTAAAGTATCCTTCTTTCTTCTCTGCCTTAATCCATAACTCGTAATAAGCACCTTGAGCACCATTACTAGTACTATTAATGATAATAATACTACCTTTAGTCAAAGAAATAGACTGAAATAAACCAGCTAATACTCTTTCTCCACTCTGGAAAAATGCTGCTTCATCACAAAGAAGGGCATTATTTGTAGTACCCCTTCCTGGATTATCAGCACCAGCTGTAAATACTCTATACTTACTATTATTACTTTGAAAACCCATCTCTCTAATATTAGACTTATCTAATACAGGTTTAATCTCATCAGGTAATTCTTCCCAGAATGTCTGACTCATACTAAAGATACTCTCAGTAGTAGGTCGGTCAAGAGAAATAATTACTGCTTTAGTATTTCCATAGAACAATGCTCTCCAAAATATGAGCGCAGAAGAAATCGTACTAAATCCTGCTTGTCTATATTTTGAAATAATCATTCGTACATACCCTACTTCTTTCATCTGCTTATTAAATTCATCAATAATTAAGACCTGTGCGGAATTAACTTTTAAAGGAATTAAGCCTAATGTAGTATCTTTAGGGTATATCTTTAAACATTCTTCTATGAAATCTTTAGGATTTTTCTTCCAATGATTCCATTTCTTTTTCTTTTCTAGTGCTTCTTGTAGCTCTACGTATTCTTGTAGCTCACTACGAGATAGCTTAGCCAACTGCTCATCATTCATCAAAGTACCTCTGTACATTACGTGTGTATATTTTTGTTGTTCGGGTACCCTCGTGGGTTTCCTGGGCCCCCCCTGTTTGCTCTGTGGGCTCTCTGTGGGGGTGTTGTTCGGTGGTGGCCGTGTGGTCGCTGTCTTGGTTGCGGGTCGTTTGTTCTCGCTTCGTCGGTTTCCTTCGGGCTTGTCTGTTTGGCTTGTCGGTTGGTTGCTCCGTCTTTTTTGGGGTTGGCTTATGTCTTCTTCTTCTTCGCGCTTTGCGCCGTTTGTTCCTGTTGCTTCTTCTGTTTCTCTTGGTCGTTCTGGTCCTGCCGCTTCGGTTGTTCCTGTTCGTGGCCTTGGGTTCGTTGGGGCTGTTGTTGTTCGTTCCGCTTGGGTTGCTGGTCCTGCCGCTGCTCCTTCGTTCTTGCCGTCTTCGGCTGGTGCGTCTGCGCTTTGGGTTTGGTTCGCTGGTTCTTCCGCTCCGCTTGTTTGTTTGGTTGGTGCGGTTTCGCCTGCGTCTCTTGCCTTGTTGGCTGGTTCGGTTTCTTCCGCTGGTCGCTCGGGTGTTCCCGTGTTTCCTGTGGTTGCTGCGGGTGCCTCTGGTGTTGCTGCGTCTGGCTACTTTTGTGGTCTTGCGTCTGCGGGTCCTGGTGCGTCTGTTGCTCCTGCCGCTGGTTCGTTCGCTTCGTAGGCTTTGCCTTCGTCGCTCCCTCTTGCTTGCCTTCGGGCTTGCTTGGGGGTCTTTTGGGTTCGGCCTCTTCTTCGGGGGTCGTCCCCTAAGGGCCTCTTCGGTTCTTTCTTGGGTTTGGTTGGCCGCTCTTGGCTTACCGATACCCTATCTATAGGAGTAATATATGTCTAAAGTAACAAGTAATGATCCCCGCAAGCCAGGTTTAACTCTCTCTGTTGAGCACTTAGTATCCATCGAAGATGTTAAGTTAGTTCTATGTGAGGGAGATGATTCTCTTCAAGCTAAGGCTTTCGCTAGGGGACATGAGTTAACGTCTAGGTCTAATTGGACAGACTTTGGTGTTCTAGTTAAGACGAAGATGTACTCTAATGACGATGGTAATCAGTTTCTTGAGATTACTAACGCTGATGGAGATACTTCTTCTATGAAGCTGAAGCCTAAGACTAATAGACAAGGACATGTCATTGGTAAGGACAACTGGGAACTAGCATATCATCTATCTGATACTCTAACTGAGTACAAGCTAGCTGGAGCTAACCTAGAAATCCTTATTTCTGCTCATGGTAATTGGAATACTAAGTCTTACTTCGATTTAGTACAAGTAATAGTATAGTACTGTTACGTAATGGGCACCGAGGGGTGTCTATTGCGAAGGAGTATGAAGGTGTGAGAACCTTTGGCTGTTTTCAAGTGGTTTAGGTGTTGCCATTAACCCAAAACATCGCTCAATCTTACAAGGAGTTTATATGAGCAACATAGGTCAACATTTCATGGATTTAGAGGACACTTTCGATCCAGTTAACCCAACCACTAAGCGTGTAGCAATCGCAGTCACTACTGAATATTACTATGAGGTAGGTTTCGACTTCGATATCAATGATGACGACCAATTAACTAGCCTTATGGCAAATGGTGAGCATACTGAGCAAGCGATTAGTGGAGATAGTCAAGTAGTAAGAGACTTGGCTACCACAGACAGTCGTACTTTCACTTTCACAGGCTGAAGGGGATGGTGTTTATACTAGGAGCGGTTCTTTACGTAGGTATTTACGCCATTCTAATCAGTAAGAGGGGGAAGTGAGAAGCTAGGGAGAACCTAGGGTATGAGTGTGAGAAAGTCAAGAAAAAGGAGGGGACTTACCTAATAAGTAGGTTCTCTAATATCTCTAGTTGCAGAGAGGTATCAGAGAGGCTATGGCCTCCTTAGTAGTCCCTGCTCAGACTCAATTGGGCAATCTTACGCTATCTTAAAGCCCTTAAGTTTGTTACGAAGCTCACGCTCGCTCATCTCTGAGACAGCACTTACTAGTGGTTTACCGTTTTCTTTAGCATCAGCAGTACTTTCAACGAACTTAGACAGTTCTTTGTTAGCATTCATAGCTAAATTGAGGTCTCCGTTGGCTAATGCCGTGTCTCTGATGTAAATGAAGACATCTGCTGGAGATTTTGCCTCAAAATGAGCTAAAGATTCA